ATGGCGGGACGGCTCGACACCAACACCGACGGCCTACGTTCCGGGGCAGCCCGCAGTGATGCAGTCGCGTCATCGCTATCAAACAGCAATACCATCGCCTCCGGTGGCCAACCCAGTCATGCCGGGGTAGCGGCGATTCTGTCCGCAGCAGCTGCGGTACGGGACAGTCAGGCCCAAAGGGTGTCCGGGCACGCGGACATCCTTCGTTCCGGGGCTGGCGCATATGACGGCACCGAGGGGCGTAGCGCTGCTGACATCGCTAAGGCCATGTAGATGCTCACTCGGCAGCAGATAGAGAACTGGCAGACCTCTCACCTTGATCAGGCGGCACTGCAGCTGCACGCCATGGGGCGCCAGTCCGAAGACCTATTCGGCCAGCACGTAAGAAACCTCGCCGCACCGGGTGGATCTGACTGGCAAGGACAAGCCCACGACGCCGCCCAAACTCGGGGGCTGGCCGACATGTCGATAGTGCGCCAGCAATCCGACGTGATGGAGCAGGCGGCGCGGATCGCCCAGCGCGGCGCAGCAGACGTTGCCGGCGCAAAAACCAACGTGCTGGAGGCTATCGCCGAAACCGAGGCCGACGGCTTCAAGGTAGGCTCAGACCTATCTGTCACAGATGGAAGACCCCCTTCGGATGACAATCGTGAGCGGTCCAACCGTGAGAAGTTGGGCCGGCAGCATGCCGAGTTCATTCGGTTCCGTGCCGCGCAGCTCGAGGAAGCCGACACTCAGGTCGGTCGCCAACTCAAGGAGAAAGCCGGGGAGCTTCGCGGTATCAAGTTCGACGGCGGCACGGTGCGCATGCTCGATGACGGGCACGGCGGACAACCAGCACCCACTAATCCGTCTTCAGCGTTGGGACTTCCCGACTATCCGCATGGAACTTTGTCGAATGACGAGACCCGGACCGTGTACACGCGGGGCGAGCTGAAAATGAAAGAGCTCGACGCTCAATGGGCCAAACAAGGGGTGCCGGTTGAGGAACGCGCCAAGCGCATGTTCGAGATGCGGAACTCTCTCCGCGGCTGGACTCGAGAATTGATGTCCGACCGGTCGGCGGCCGAAGTACTGAAAGCCAACGAGAAAAGCATGACTTGGCAGCAGGCGCTGGACAAAGCGGCCAGCCGTGGATACACGGGTGAGAACGCCTACCGGTACCTGATTGACGCGGCCACCCGTAGCCGTGGGAGCGTCAACGCCGGGCTAGGTATCGACCCCGCCAATCCACCGCCTTTACCTCCCGTGCGCGGAGGTGGCGGCGGTCTGCCGGCAACAGCACCTGGTTCTATACCAGACAAGGAGCCACCACCTGGTGGCGCAATGCCTGTGGCGCCCGGATCAATCCCTTCACAGGCCCACTTAGGCCCCAACGACACCGTCCACATAGATGGGCCACTCGGAACGGAGCGGGAGGTGTTTGGTGAAGAACCAGGCGAACGCTGACAGAATGAGAAGACTATGAGCAACTACCAGCCAATCCCATACGATGCCAAGGGATTGCGTGGCCTGCCCGCCCGCATCGTTGGAGAACTCCCCCTCGAGTACGACCTACCCGAGGACATTAAAGATGTCGTGATCGCCGACGACGAACCGAACATCTACTCCGAGCTCGCCGTCTACATCCCCGGCCACCCCGATCGGCAGTCCGCGGTGTCGTACGACGCACTTGAAGTCCAGGGCTGGCACCAGCCGGGCTAGAACGCAAAAAAGCCCCCGGCTCAACCATGCTGGGGGGAAGCACGGGAGCCGGGGGCGGCTGTGAAGCGAGGGGGCTAACCAGATTCGATTGCGGTCTGTTCTACCTGAACGTCGATCACGCCAGGCTCTTCCGGAGTGATGTCCTGGCCATCGTTTCCGAACCGCGTAACGAGTAGGACATGGGTGTTCTCGCATTCGCCGAATACCTCGCGGGCCAATTCGGTGGCGGGTGGGTCCTCATGCCCCTCGGATACCCAGCTGTTGCCACCGATCTGATGGCGGCACGCCGGGGCGATGTATAGGTTCGCATCACTCATTGGCGATTCGCCGTCTTCGGTCATCACAAGCATGTCGTCTGGTAAGTCCTTGATTGCCTTACGCAGCTGAGCGACGGTGAACATACCCCAATTCTATTGGCGGTAAGCGCCAACGGCGGGGTCTAGCGAAATGTGGGATGGTTTCGGAGCCCTAGTGGCGGCGACTTGATCCCGGCAAGCCTGCGGATGTGAATGAGGCACGCACGGCGGTTAGCGCTTTGCGGTAGCGGACTTTCCTGGACCGATCCGGCTGGTACATACCGAGAGACATGTGTGGAATCATCCGCTTGTGTTCGGCACGGCACTTGGTCAGCATCTCGCGCTCACGCTCTGTTAGGCGCCGCCGCTGCCGGATATCCTCTAGACGGCGGATTACCTCGGCCAGGCCATAGAAGCGTCGGTGCTGCTCACGCTGTGCAGAACTCAGCCTTTTCCGGCGACCACTGTCCATGGGGTGATGGTATGCCGACTAGGCGACGACGGCGGCCCGTTTGCCTAAGTAGCCTTCCAGGGGCCTCGCCATATGCGGGCGTCGGATTCGATGCGTTCTTCGCGTTCGGTGCGCAGCTCACCGCGCAGTCCCCCGATGTCCTTTCGGATACCCGAGATATCGCTGCGGATATCTGCCATTCCGTCGCGGACCATCTCGCGTATCTCGTCGATGTCGTCACGCAGGTTGGTGTCGTGGGAGTTCTCTGTTTGGTGCCGGATGGCTTTGAGGTCGAAGTGTTGCAGCGTCCATAGGATGCCGAGGAAACACATGACGACGAAAGCGATTACTACCCAGGTCGCTAGGCCCCAGCCGTCTTGAGCAAGTGGCGGCAGCTGCCAGTCGGCCATGTTCACCGCGAAGTCTCCGCTGTCGGCTCACACTTCCAAGTCTCAACTCTGCACATAGCGGTGTCCTCTCATTTCAGTGAAGCCAACAGATGGATGAGGTCGAGCTGTTCGGGGATGAACCGCAGCAAGCCGGTGGTGCGCAGCAGATGCACGGCCACTACCCCGATCACGGCGGAGCTGAGGAACATGTGGGACTGCCCGTAGCGGGTAGTGGCGTCCGATAGCAGTTCCCCGGGTGGGCAAGCTATCTCGTAGGCGACGATCCCAGCAGCCATAGTGATCCACGCCCAATCAGATGGATGTAAGGCCATGGGAACCCTCCCCGATTAGGTTGTGGATAAAAAAGAAACATGCAGGCAGCGGGCTATTTTTCGACGCAACACCAGATACATCTAAAAAAGAGCGCGGTACGGTGAGCTAGTTCCCTGCGCGCTCTCCTCGCGCGGGGCCTAGACACCGCGACTTCGACTGCAACGGCGTAAAATTGAGGGATGGGTGAACCACCAACACCAGCCCCAGGCCGCAACGGTCGATGGGAACGCATCGGCGGCGTCTCGGTCGACTCGGCCATGGCCGCGATCACCGACCCCGCTTTTGCCCCAGCCAAGTATCCAGGAATCGGTAGTGGTCACAACCTATTCAGTAAGTACGGGTCCGGGGTGCAGTTTTCGGCAGGATTCGGCGACGGCGGCTACGACATCTGGGCGTGGATCGTGGACTACGGCACTGACGAGAGTGATGAGCGAATCGCCCAGATAGTCGTCACACTGATCGACGATGAAGACCTAGCCCACTGGAACAGCCAGCCGTAGTCACTCAGTTCGTTCTAGGTGTTCTATACCGTTGGCCACTAAACCGTGTGTAGCCCAGGGTGATTGGTTCTCACCTTCGTACACGCCGTAGGTGTGCTCTATGGTGCCGTCCGCTTAGACTCTCTCGAAACCGACCATGAGCACGAAATCTGATACCCGCCAGCCGGGTTCTTGATCCATCGCTTCGACGTACTTCTGTATGAGTTCGTCAGGGTGTTCACTCATAGCTAGCTCGCGACATCTTCGGAAGTATCAGCGGGTATCGGACGCTGATACGGCCACTTGTCATGCTTTGCCGAGTTGCAAGGTTTGCAGATCGGCCTGAGGTTGCACAGCATATGGGCACCGCCTTTGCTCAGTGGCTTGACGTGATCAGTCGCAGTGGGATTCCCGCCGCAGATCCAGCACCTATTACCCCAGTAGCGCCACTTCATCCGCAGATCGTCCATGGAGAACGGGGCGGTAGCAGCGGACCGCATGCGAGCTCGCCGCCGCTGACTTGCCGCGAAAGCTGCATCCTTATTAGCTTCGTAGTAGCGCTTGTGCCAGGCCCGAACTTGAGCCTTGTTATCGTGGTAGTACTTACGGTTCGTTTCCAGCTCGCGTTCGTAATTATCAGCCCGCCAGCGCCTGTTTCGCGCCAAAAACTTCTCACGGTCACGCTTGTAGGCTGCCGCCTTCCGGGCTTTCTCACCCTCGAAGTTCCGGCTATACGACGCCCGGTTGGTCCTACGCGTACATTCGAGGCAGTAACAGTTTCGGCCGCTTTTTCGGTTACGGTCAACCGAGAATGCCGTGACGGGCTTGACGGTTTCGCATCTCGGGCAGCGCTTTTCAGCGTTGGCGCCTACTTGAATCGTATCGTGACGTTTCATAGGAGGGCGAAGCTCTGTACGTCGAAGCCGTCGTTGTTGATCTGGAACACCGTCAGTGCCGGGTCGCCGTCTTCGCCCATCTTGTTCATCACCCATGCGGAGCCGTTGTCCAGGGTTGAGGCTTGGATGTGCCAGCGCGCCTTACCCGTTACTTGATCCCGCCCATGGGGGCGCAGGCTGGCGTAGTGGAAATGTCCAGTCAAGAGGACGTGGCAGTCCATGACGCCGCCGTGGGTCATCTTCTCCCACCACGTCTTAACCCGGTCAGCGCCGGAGGCTTGGTGGCCGTGCGCCAACCCCAACCTGGTGCCGCGTACATCGAACTGCAGCGTTTCGCACCACTCGGGCGGCCGGTGGAAATCTACCGGGAGGTTCGGGCCTTGGTTGTCGGGGTTGTTGTGCCATTCGAGACGTTTCGAGATGGCCAATCCCCAGTCGTCGGTGGGCTTCCCGATCAGATCCTTTCCGCGGCGCCACTGGCCGTGATTGGACGGGATGGACAGCACATCCACCGGGGCATGCTTGGCGCACAGGGTGATGGTCTTCCAGAACTCCGTGGCGGCAACCTCGACCTGATCCATGAGAGATAGGCCGTTGGTGCGGGTTTGGGCTGTGACGTTGTCGAAGCCCTCCACAATGTCGCCCACATCCGCGATGATGATGCGATCAAACCTTGAACGTTTCAGGTAGGCATTCAGGTTTTCCCGCTTTTCCTGAAGGCGCAGCAGTAACTCTTTGACACCGCCGAGGTGATCGACCTTCCCGGTTTGAATGTCTGCCCAGCACACCACAACCGTTGATTCGCCCGTAGGTTTCTTCGGCTGCACAGACTTGGTCTTGCGGACCTCCGCATATAAGGCGGGAAGGTCTACAGCCCAGCGGCGGACGGCGAGGTGATAACGCCAGGAGTGGTGCTTATGCTTCTCCCACTTCCCATCCTTGTTGCGGAAGCCTGTCTCCCACACAACCACCTGTGGATTACCGGCTATCTCCACCTTGGCCGGGTCGTAGTGCAGTTCGTCGGCGAACTCCCGAAGGATGCCCTCGAAGTCCTGCTCGTCGAAGTCGTCTGAGACCTTGCCCGTCTGAATAAAACCTGCGGTGCCGTCCCACTCCGCGCGCATTTTCGCCTGCTCTGGTGCCGACTCTTCCGGCACGGGGCGGCGACTATTGAGGCTGTCACGGATACTCAAGAGCGCACACACTCTTGAACGTGGCGCCGGAACTGGTGCACCTTCACCGGCAGCCCTTCGGCCCGCAGGACGTTAACCAAGGCCGCTACGGATCGATTCGGGTCTGAGAGCCATTCATCGACTGCTGCCCGATCATCGTCGCTACGACCGGCTAACCATGCACAGCATGTGCAGCGCTGCTTCGGCTTGGCGGCCTCGGCTAGTTGTTCCCGGATGGACATTGTTTGAACCGCCTTTCATGGGGCGCTTCGAGGGCTCTATTCAGTTGTTAAGTTCCAGTGCGGTTCACAGACACCGCGCCATGCGCCCATCCTCCGTAAAATTGAGGTATGGAGTACACACACGTTGTGGGCGGGATTCACGATGGATGCACGATTAACCCACCGGCACCGCATGGGCGCATACAGTTCCTATCCGAGCGAGCATTTGTGATCGGGTATGAGGACTGTGTGCTCGTATACAAGCTTGTCGGCGATGAGTACGTGCAGGCTGCGCGAGTCCAACTGGACGGATGATGGTCAAGATCACGCCACGTAGAGGTGACCGTGGGTGCGTGTGCGGCGCAATTCATCCATGCTGCAGGTATCTGGTCGATGGGGGCTGTCCGCATGAGACACCGGGAGAGCATCACCATGCCCCGAATATGATGCAGGGGTGGCTTAGGGGTTAAGAGCGGTACCAGTCGATGGCGGGCTGTGGGTCGTAGTTCACATGCGGCGCTGTGCCGCTACCGAAGAACATGCCCGCGTCGTAGATCGACTCGAATACAGCCGGAAGACCTTCTATCGGATCAGCTACGAGGTGTGCGAATCGCTTAGCGAGAGAGATGGGTCCACTCCATAGTGTCTGCTGCATGATGATGTCGCAGATCGCCGATTCGTTGTCACCGCGCGGCCCAACTTCGGTGTCGGTGTACAGATCCCGGCCCCACTCGCTGTTGGCTCCGTGTGCAAAGTCCAGCCAGTAGTCGGGGGTGCCCTGAAGCCGGTCGTACAGAATGCCTTGCCCGTCCGGCACTACCCAGCCGGCGCGGAGGTTTCCGTTCGCCTTGTGGAGTTCGCGCATGGGGTTTCCCCACGTGACAGCCTTTTTCACCTGCGGCAGCAGATCGTGCAGCATGCCATTGGGGTCCACGATGTCGTGCTTGTACACCCACGATGTGACGATCGCGCCCTGGCTGTACCCGGCTAGCCAGATGCGGTATCCGGGGTATCGGTTGTTGTAGTCGCGCAACTGCAGGCGTAATTCGGCGATGCCTTGCAGCACGGACCGCCACATCGGGAACGGATCGGCGGGGTAGTTTCCGATGGGCTGCCAATGACACAGATCCAGGCATGCTCTGGCAGTGTCGGCTGGGTAGCCGGTCCACATGTCCACACCAGTTCCCTGGACCGTGAACAGGACTGGAGCGACGCCGAGCTTGATCAGGTCATCGTCAGACACTATCCCGTTCTGGACCTGTCCGGTGCGGCGCTGGTATTCCTTCTGGACCGCTTGGTCGTCGTACCCAAAGTACGAATCGACCTTCAGCGGTCCCCCGTCAGCGGCTTTCGCGTAGGAGGCGTAGCGGGCCAACATGACCCGCTGCCACCTCGCTACTACCTCCCCGTGAGAACCGAGGGTGAGGATCACTCAGTCACGCTCTTGATGACCTCGGCAGCCAGCGGGCCGAGGGAAACCTGCGGGCCGACGACATTGCCTACGGTGGCCTGAATCTTGGTGATGCTGTCCACGGCAACCTGGGTGGCGGCGGCAAGCTGGTCCTGCGCAGCCTGCGCGGTGGAGTTCAGCTGAGCCTGGATGTCCTGCAGGCTTGTGACGGCCTTGTCCGCTGCGGCACCGGGGGCTCCCTTGATCTGCTTGCCCAAGACCACACCGGCAGTGCCGAGACCCGCAGCACCCAGAACGCCACCGATGGCAACAACGGCGTTGATCCACGCATTGCCCTGGGTGTCACTGACGACACCGGAGGTCACCAGAATCGGCACGAGCGCTGTCACCAGTGCGCCGATGAGGTAGTACCACTTGCGAATCTGGGCGGTCATGATTGTCCCTTCTGAGAGATGAACTCCTGCAGGACTGCAGGGTTAGTGGCTTCAATGTCAGCGAGCACGGCTTTGGCGTGTGCGATGGTGGCGGCGTCACGGAACTTCCCTTGCCCCGCCGCGGTGCGGGCGATACGGGATAGCGCGTCTGCATCCCCGGTACGCGCCCAGTCTTCGACGAGCTTTCGATGTTCCGCGGCATCGATGGCCTGCACCATGCGGACGATCGGAATCAACGGCTCACCCGGGGTGGCGTAGATAGATAGGGATTCGACCTGAAGGTCTGACATCAGTAGCTCCTCAATCGGGTCCAGCGGTTCACTAGTGGCGAGTAGTTGCAGCAGCGCGTCGCCCTGCAGTAGGGCGCGGTTGTATCGGTCGCGGCGGTCGGCCAAGCCGTTGGTGCCGCCGTTGATTCGGCGGGTGACGGTCTCCAAGTCCTGCCGATCCGACAGGGCGTTTATGTCCGATCGGGCCACAGTCCAGTACCAAGCCGCGCCAACCCCGGCGTACTGCAACTCTGCAAGTTTTGTTGGGTTCTCAACAAAGAACCCAACGGAAGGCACGATTCCGTTGGTATTGGCCCAACGCGAGAACGCCGTGTAGTTGTTGCGTCCGGTGATCTGAATCCAGCTGCGGCCCTTGAACCGCACACCGTCCCCGGGCTGGGTGTTACCCAAATCTGCTCGGCCTTCATAGGCGGCACCGGAGGCGTACTCTTCGGTGGCATTGAAGCCGGCTGACTCGTGGCCTACCTGTGCCAGCCACATCGCTATCCGATTGACGTTCGTGCACTGGCTGGCCTTGAGCCCGTCCGACACCGCGGGCAGAATCTCGGCGGCTCTTGGGACACTTAGCCCGGTGGCGCGTGCCAGCACTCCGGCGGGATCGACACCCACCTGGCCTGTGATGGGTCCTGGCAGATAGTGCCAGTCGTTCGCATAGCTGGTGTCGTACACGGACCGTGCCTGGTTGCCGGTCACACACCCATCGGAGCCGTTGGACTCCATGCGGATTCCTTCAACCTCACACCACATGTGGCTGTTCGCCCCACCGCCCGGGCCGTGGTGGATGGCGATCTTCACCGCAGCGTCAGCCGGGAAGTCGTTCGGCGACGCCACGCATATGGTGTTGAAGATCGTTCCGGTCTGACCTACCTCGATGGGCCGCCAGCTCTCGGTGGACATCCCATGCCGGGTCCAGGCCATCGCGGTCCCGTTGCGCACAGCGTCGCAGATGTCAATGACCAGACCGGAGCAGTCGGTACCGACCTTGAGGTTGAACGGATTCCAGTTCCCGCCGTAGACGTAGTCGTTGCCGACACGGTCCTGGAAGATCCGCTTCGCGAACTCAACATTCGCGCGTAGGACGGCCATTAGTACGACCACCAGATCGCGGCCAGCCACTCGTCAACCTTGCGGCGCAACCAATTCACTAGATGCCTCCAATCCGGGGATCAAGCCCTGGCCGACCCGCCCAGCGGGAGCGCCGGAACCACACTCCGAACCCGAACCCCGCCAACCCGATAACGGCGTAGAAGGCGGGATACCGCAGCAGTTGAGAGAACATGCGACCTCTTTCGGGCATTAAAAAAGACCCCGCACTGGCGAGGCCCACAAGGAGATGCGTGCTAAGCGAATGTCACCGTGTAGATCGGCGAAGGAGTTCCGTCGCCATCAATCGTGAGTGAGTTGCCGTTGGTAGTCACCACATCGGCAGGGGTGTTATCTAAGAGCACGTAGCACATCACGTTGCCGCCAAGCTCATAAAGCACCGCGTAGCGTGCTGTGATGCTCCCGCCTGATGCAGTCCACGATGGGTTGGTGGCGAAAGTTACGGACGGGATGGTTGTTCCACCGATGGTGAGCGACACAGCGACACCGCCTGTGGTGTAACCATTTCCGTTCGCCACCTCATTGGTGACACCGGCCCATGTGGTTGTTGAAGCACCGATATTGGATGAAGCGGTTACCAGGGCAACTCGCCAGGTGTCGGAGTCCACATCGAACGTGCCGTCTATGACGTTCTTCCGCGCCGCAGTGGGATACGTCCATGTTCCTGCAGTCATTGGGATGTCCTTTCGTTAGTTGATGATTTCGACGGTTGCTGCCGCGTAGTTCTGGCCGGACTGTCCACCCGACTGAGCCACAGATCCATCGGTGGTGGTCACGTTCTTAGTGTTGAAGGCAGAGGCCGAACCGAACGCCGCACCCGATGACGCCTGGCGCGTGTATCCCGCTGGCGCGGCATCCCATCCGCCCGCCCCCAAGCTGGCGTGCCCATGGAAATGCAGCAGCACAGAGGATCCGTCCGTGTGGGTCAATGTCACCGACGGCGCAGTGGATGAGGCGCCGGTTCCAGCGGCTTGGGCATGACCACCGATCGGCGAGGATGCGTTTTGATCCCGTATCACCACCGCGATCATGTGGGAGGCGCTACCCCATGAACCAGACGTTGTATTGGTCGCAGTAGCTTTGAAATACGCCGTGGCACAGCCCGAGCCGCTGCCACTGTTGGCATTGTCGATATAGGTGTAGTCCGGTACCGTGCCACCCGCCGACGGCTTGGTGGGCGCAGACGTTGAGAACGGGTTGTACGCGAACAGAACGATCAGATCGCCAACTTGATGCGTGGGAATTGTGACCGAACTGCTCGCATTTCCGTTGGCGCCAACAAAGGACACGGTGTGGATGGTGGTGACCACAGGCGTGCCGCCCGTGATGGTCACAGTGGCCCCTGCGGGCGCTACCCGCGTATCGATAACCGGGCGTCCGCCCGTGATGGTCAGAGACGCGGCAGGTGGAGGGTACCGAACATCTATCGATGGGCGTCCGCCTGTAATAGTCACAGTGGCGGGCGTCGGGGCTATCTGTGCAGCGAGCGACGGAGTGCCCCCGGTAACGGTGACAGCCGCAGCGGTAGGTGTCACGATTGGTCCCGTAGTCACCACGGGCCGCCCACCGGTAATAGTCACCGATGCGCCAGCCGGGGAAACTATGTTGTTCTGGGACTGAACAATCGACGGGGTGCCGCCCGTAATAGTCAACTCCGCCGGTGAGGGCGCCACGACGTTGCCTACCCTGATGAGCGGCTGCCCGCCGGTGATAGTGAGTTGGGCTGGAGTGGGCTGGATTGGCGGGCCGTCCACACTTGGCCGCCCGCCGGTCACGGTTATGACTGCCGGACTCGGGGAGATGTGGTTGTCTTGCGTTGCCGTGACCTGTGGGCGCCCGCCAGTGAGCGTGAGTGTTGCGCCCGTAGTCTCGATGAATGTTTCGGCCCACCAGCCGGTTACACCAGCCATAGCTAGATGCGGAAGATCCGACTGGCCCCGTTGTCCCAGGTCACTGAAATGTTCGTGCCATCAGGAATCACTGGCAACCCGGATGCTGTGTCGTACAACGCGACAAGCTGCGATGTGCCAGCGGTGCCGGTGTCTTGGTAGATGATCCAGCGCACAATCGTTGCACCAGTGACAGTCGGGAACACGACATCAGCGGCATCCGCGACACCAGCCGTCCACGACTTACCAGACAAGTTTGAGGATGTGCACACGATCCCCGTGATATCCGAAAGGTACTGGTGGGTTGCGATATTGGGGGTATACGTGGCGTCCACTCCGCAGACTTTGAAGTTCTGCACTTCCCAGTCCAGGTCGCCCTTAAGGAATGCCTCCCGGGCCTTGTCGTACAAAGCGTTGACCATAAGGTTCTCCCTATTCCGCGTTGGAGACGATGGGGATCGCGATACCGATCCATGGGGCGGCAGCTGTGAGGGTTTGGGTGAACGTCACCGAACCGCCTGGTGCGTCACCGAATATCAGTCCCGCACCGAACGCGACGGCATCCAAATGGCCACGCTCGGTTTGGTTGTAGCCGCTGGTCTGACCCCCGTACAGGAAGGCGTTGACGATCCTGCCGTGGCTGTTGGTGGTAGCGCTGACTGATGGGGATGCGCTGTAGCCCTGTGTGATTACGGGTGTTTCAATCCCGGTGGGTGCGGCGAGTTTGTAGGACGCAGCACCGGTTGCGTAGTTCGATCCATACGGTGTGCCGATCAGGTTGATAGACCTAGCCCCGGTGGGAGGGTCGAGTAGCCACCACACCACCAGCCGGTTCGATCCATTGGAGATAACCGGGAGTTTGTTCATGGTGACGCCACCGATTTTCGCCGTCACCCCGGACATATCTATGCCGGATTGTGTTGCCATATAGGCGAACACGATGTTGGCTTCGGGGTCCAGGGTGAATTCCGGGATCGTCGCCTGGCTCGTGCCGACGGTGCTCTTGTTGTCGAACTTGACATCAATACTGCCGACGATCGGTTTACCGACCGAGGCTTTCGACTCAATGCTGAACACCCGATTGACTTGATAATCAGGGACCGTCAGAGAATCCGGGTACAGGTACTTGCCGATTTCGAACATCATCGACACCTCAACCTCAACGGTCGGGGTCTGGGCGTTCTCACACATCGCGAACAACGTGCCGTTCGGCAGGTAGTAGACCGAGACTTCGTAGCCGCGCCATGACCCGCCATGGCCGCGCCACTGTCCGAGCTCGAACATTCCGTGCCCGTACCCGAAATAGGTCAGCTGATCGTCATTGCCCCACGGAATGGGCCAGTAGCACTCTGAGCGCATGGCGTGCATCTCAGGGCTCAACAATGTGCCGTCGCGTAATTCCTTGGCCCACAACAGCAGGTCATGGACAGTGGAAATCATGGAACCGGCCCAGCTGGCATAACCCGGCCCCGTCTCCGTGGCTTCCTGCCAGGCCCAACCGCCGAAAATACCTGTCGTGTAAGCATGCCCGTTCGCATACGGTTCAGGCATTTTCGCGTTCGTCGGGTAACTCGTCTGCGTCAATCCAAGCGGATCCAAAATGTCCGTTTGCAGAACGTCACGCGTTGGTCGGCCGTTGACCAACTCGACGATCATTCCCAGGATGATGAAGTTGGCGTTGACATACGCCCAGCTCGATCCAGGCTCAAACGCTGGCTGGTGCTGCTTCATGATTGCCAGCGTTTCCGCATCCGTCCAATCCGATGACGGCATAAGGAAGTAGCGGACCATCATGTTCAAATCGGCCTGCTCATTGAACAGCCCCGAGCGCAGCGAAATCATGTGTCGGATGGTCATCTTGTCGCCACCGGGCACACCGGGGAAGAACTTCTCCAGCGGATCGTCCAGTGACAACAGGCCGCGATCAACTGCCTGCAAGATCATGGTCGCGGTGAATGACTTTGTGCACGAACCGATACGGAAGTGATCGTCCAGGGTCACGTCTCTCGCCCCGGCTGCGGTGGAGACCTTGCCGTACGCCTTCTCGTAGTAGCCGTCCGGAGATTGGATCATCAAAGTGGCACCGGGGGCTGTCAGGTTCGCGGCCACGATCGCGTCGATAGCGGCCTGATCCTCCAGCGGAAGCAGCGACAACCCACCCGAGACGGTCGGTGTGCCCAGCGATGCGGTGGATTCGATGCTGGGGACCAAGACTTGGCCGGGGCCGCCGATGACTTCTTCACCCTCGAGTGGGTTCTGCCGGAACCTCACCCAGCCGGCGCCGTCGGCCCCCTTGCCGCCGTTCTGGAACGTCAGCCCATTGCCGCCGTTACCGCCACCGCCCGGGGATACACCGTCGCGGCCGGGTACCTTTTGGTCCGCGCCACCGACATGGTTCTCGCCCTTGTACTCGAAATTCCCGGGACCGCGACCAATGGGGTTGTAGCCCAGCTGTAGTTCAGTACCGCCGATTCCGGGTTCCGCCGTGATGCTGTAGTCAGGAATTGACCAACTAGTAGCTGTGCCGTCTTCGCCGTCATCGTGGCCGAGGCGTCCACCTAGTCCGCCGGGACCCTTGGTGAACGTGAGAACCGTGTCGTCGGCGAAGTGCACGCCCCGTTGCCACGTTGCGGCCTTGTAGAGACCCGGAGATCCCGGTTCTCCGTGGAATCCGACGGTGAACCCCATCTGGCCGCCACCGGCACCACCTACTGCTACAACATCAACGAAGTTGCACCACGACGGGATCGGAATCGTGCCATCGTCAACGGCATACACCGAGATGGGGTCGTAGTAGCCCACACCATTGCCGGTGTCGATGGCTGTTTCAATCCACGGGATGTTCCCGGACCGAACAACGCTCGCCTTGGCGATGGTCGAGGGAGGTGTGTTTGGGGACGACGAGTTATCCCGTGTCGCAGCCAAGCCAACGACCTGCGCGAACGGGTGATCAGGAATATCGTCCGTGGTGGAAATGCCGCGCACGCTGTGGGTTCCGCCGACGGGGACGAGTTCGTAGGCGTAGGTTTCCCCCGCCTTCTGATCAACTGGGGTGTCGAGCTGGTAGAACGTCCAGTTCGGTGTGGTACCGGCGGTCAGCTCGGACAGGATGTTCGGGGAGTGATGCACCAAAGCCCAGTCACCGGAAACCCCGTCGAGTTTCCAGATGTTGACGTAGAACGCGGTGATGCCGCTGGTGCCGCAGCCCAGCCACGACACCACACCCAAAGCGATGTCTTGCTCGACCCGCATTGTCGCGATCAGCGACGCACTCTGTGTGGCAGAGAGAGTGGTGTTGACGCTGGTCAGGCCGTAGTTCGACCGCCCCGACGGCAATAAACCGGTGTTTACGGGGGTGTTGTTGCGGATAGAGAGAATCTGGAAGGCGCTCTCCCCCATCGCCGCCGCGGTCTGCAAAAGCTTGGCGACGTTGAACAGGTCCGCGAACCCGCCATTGGAGTTCGGGTCAGTCGACCCCGACATTCCCCCCAGAAGATGAGAAAGGAACTCCTCGAACGTTGTGTTCGCATCCCCCGGGCCACCGAAGCCAAGGATCTTGAACAACGGGATATGAGTGACAGCCTCGAACAGATCTTCCAGAGTGTGTAACGCGTTGTTAGAGCCCGTGATCCCGTTCACGACGGTGTCGATGATCAACTGCCACCGCGACAGCACTTCCTGGAACGTGTTCGACAACCCGTCGATCCAGCCCTGCTGAATCTTGTTGGTCTTCTTACCAACACCGTCATCAAAGTTGAAAACACCCGAGGTGGCATCCTTGCTGACAAGGATGCGCACACGCACCGCATGCACACCGTCGGGAACGGTGTAGTTCCCGGTCATTTGACGCCAATCCCCCGTTGACGTGTTGGGGTTCAGGGTCGCAACGTCCTCAACCCCAACCTGCACAGCGCTATCCCCGCGACCGGAGAACTCGACCATCTGCAACTTGATCGGCGAATTAGTGCCCGTGTACCCGGACCACTTAACCCACATCTCCAGCGACATGGTTTGGCCAAGGTTGGCAAGTATCTCGTTGGACCGCAACGCTTTCGTGACACCGTTCGCGGTGACCTTCACGCTGCCGGAACTGTCCGCACTATGGGTGACACCGGATTCCCACGTCCAGTACGGGTTGTCGGCGATGCTGGCGCCGTCCTGGAAATTGCCCGCCACCAACAGGTTCGGCTGCTCATCGGTGATCCAGCTGAACGACAACGCCGGGATCAGGTTTGACAGAATGAATCCGTCACGCCCGAACAGGTTCCCGTTCAGGAAGTCCTTGATGATCTCAATGATGTCGCCGATGATCGGGATGTCATCTACCCAGCCGGTGAGTAGATTCCACAGATCCTCGAGCGCCTGCTCCGGGTCAACATCCAAGCCCAGGAGTTTCTGGATGAGTTCCTTGATCAGGCTTTCGGCGTACTCGATGATTCCATCGATGATTGCCTTCCACATTTCCAGCCCTTGCTGGAAAGCGGTGCCGATATGGAACTCGAGCCCCTGGTTAGGGTCGTTGAACGGCAGCGGGATTCGGTCGAAAGACCGTGGCACTAGGAGCCGTCCTCAGGCTTCAACGGAGAGACGGGGACGATGAGGATTGAGAGCTGTGCGCCCGCTTTGTTGAAGGAGTAGAAGCCCGCCATGCCCTCGTTGACGAGGTTCACGTACAAAGTTGACGTTGTACCGGTGCTGTATGCCGGGATCATGCCTATCCCGTTGTCGGGGGTGATAGCGGTGTTCGGTGAGCCCGTGGATGAGGCATGCGGGAACAGGGCGGACCAGGAGGACATGTTGCCGGCGCCCTTGGCGATCAGCTGCCCGCTTGTGGCATTACCTATGCGGACCTCGGAGCCAATGATGAATGGGTCGGCGTCGAGTTCGATGCCGTTGGCCTTGAAATGCCCGTGCACTACGGGGACGTAGTCGAACGGCATCGGCGGGATGATGAATGAGCCGATCGTCTGCCGCGTGGCCAGACCCGTGAAGTCAGTGAACGCAGACTCGGGGACGGTGTAGAACCGTGTCGCCAAGGGGTTGAAGTCGGCGGGCGCGTAGTCGACACCGTTCCAAGCAATGACCTGTCCCGCGGCGGGCGCGACCGAGTCGTCATAGTCGGTGGCGTCTCGGATGGTGGCGTTATCGCCCTGCGGACCCCGCGGTGCCTTGAGCTTCAACAGCCATGTCGGGTTGGCGGAGGTACCCGAAACGATGATCTCCGAGGTCAAACTCGGGTTGTCCGGGTCCAGTAGTTGGACCGTGGGAGTGATGTTCGGCAGCGGTCCCGGAGGGCCTTGTGTGCCCATCTGCTTCTGGACGTAGTGTTCGCCGTCCCACAGGTAGACGATGTTGCCTACCCACCAGGCTTTTCCGATATCGATCGGATCGTCAGTGAGGTTTTGGGGAAGATCGGCGGGGTCGTCGATGCTGGACTGGTACTGCATCTTGACGATGGGGGCATTCTCACCAGCAGGACCAGCAGGCCCGACGAGGGCGTCCATGGTGACTGCGCCGTCTTGGTCGGCAAGCTCGAATGTGCCTGTGACACCACCAGGTACGTCCATGTCGGAGACGACACCCCAGAAGTGCAGGCGCGCAAGGATCGACCCAAGGTAGGGGGTATCGCCCGGTTCAGCCATTATCGATTCCCTTCACGAAGTCATCCCCGATGGGTCGCTCATCCTTGATGGCGATGTTCGGAGTCACCCGCCATGCCGGTTCAGGCATTTCGGGTAGGTCGTCATCTGCGTCTTGATTGCCGTTGAGTCGCTGTATCGCTTTGCGTTTCAGCCACTCCGGTAGGGCGTTGATCTGTGCGAACGTCATGTTCTCGACGCCCTCTAAGGGGTCGTCGGGTGCGTCGATAGGAACCCATTCGATTGCGCCTTCGACTACCCCGGGCGCTTCAACGGCCCGCGGTTTGATGAGGGGTTGCGCCGAGCGCCGCCACCCGCACCTGATCATGTGGTAACCCACAAGCCACACGAAATGCGCCGAGTCCATGCGGTTTCCGTCTTTGTCCTGCGGGTAGTGGCAGTCCGTCAGAAAGTCCTGATAGGCGCTTTCCATCTCCGCTTTCTGCGCGTCCTGGGCCTTCTGCTTCTCCGCATAGGCTTGTAAGGCACGCGGAACGTACTTATCTGCAGCCAATTTCGTTCCTTTACTCAGAACATTGAGTCGGAACCGAAGAAGGTTCCGGCGAGGTTCCAGAAGCCCGCGAGGGTGCGCATCGACTTGGCTACTGGGTCTTCTTCGTCCAAGTCCTGGCCGAGCGATAGTTCAACCAGTAGTGGCGAGTCCGCATCGTAGGAGCGGCGGATCGCCGACACTTGGTCGACGTGCAGGACGCTTCCCAACTGGAAGGCCACCCTGTCGCCGAGGGTGAAATGCTCATCGGCTATCCAAGGCATCCCGTTGCGGATGCTTGTCTTGAAGCTGACGAACGCCCTTGTCTTCCAATGCCCGTTCCGTAGATCCAGGATTCCCGCTGACGTGTAGGCGGTCCCTTGACCTTGTTCGAAATGCTCCAGATACCCCAGATCGCCCATGAGAAGTACGCGGCGCGGATCGGTGAATCGTTGCCATGCGAACAGCGTGTTATCCAGCTGCCCTTGGTACAGCTCCTCCAAACCGGGGGTTCCCGGCTGCTGGTAAGCACCCAAACCGTATGAAATGACAGCGGATAGCTGGGACAGCCCGTACTTGATGCCGAATGTTTGGAGTTGATTCAGCCAGGCCGGTGACCGGGAGCCCGTCATCACGGTCTTCGCTGTTGAGCCCTTCATGGACCGTTTAGCGTCGATGATCCCGGTGTATTCACCCTCGCGGAAAACAACCTTGGGCTTAGCGGGGGCGAATCCCAACCACTTCCTGATCAGTGGATCGGTTTTGCCGTCGCCGTCTTCGTCGTACATGTCGGGCGGGACGATGGCGTTGGTGATCAAATCGTCGGCGGTCTCAGCGATTAGGCGGAGAGGACCGTCAATTAAGGTCCCCGTGGGTCCAGTAACCCCGGACTTGTCTTCGAATGCGAAGACCACGCAGTTGCGGGTGGGGCGCGCCAGCGCATCCCCGAGTGCCCCCAGTTCTGGGTGCGGCGAGGTGTCATCTTCGGTCAGCCAGGTGTAGGCGCGCAGCATGCAGCCGGCGTCCTGCATCGGTGCAGCCAAAACGGTGTGCAGGTCTTGCCAGCGGGACGACAGGATCGTGGTACGAGACTGATCGAACAGTGGGTTGACGAATTGGACCTGGATAGGCCACGCCAACGGGTTCAGGCCGCCGATGATGTCCCGAACCCCTAGCCAGGCGCCAGGGTTGAAAATGTTCGTGGGGATACTCAATAGCGGAAAGAACTGGCGAGCCAGGTTCAAGAACATGATGATCGAACCGGCAGTGCGCATGTTCCAGGGAAGGAAGAACATCTTCGGGAACTGAATTTCAGGCGGTAACAGAGGATTCGCGCCACCCAGGATGTGTTTGGCGTGCTCCCGGTTGTGCATCATCTCGAGCTCAACGGTGTGCAACCCGTCTTTGTCGCGCACTGCGTTGACGTTCACGATCTTTCCGCCCCAACGGGTTTTCCAAGACCGATCAGTAGGGTTCGGATCTAGCGTGAACTGGATATCTTCTTCAGCGCGGCGGTCATAGAGAAGGAACTTTGACAGCCAGTTCGAATGCCTGATGACCACCGTGGCGGTACCTGAGTCCGCCATGACTTCCTCTACAACAACCGATTTCTCGCCCGCTAGGTCGGCGATCGGGCGGTGGTGCTTGTCCCAGATCCTCAGCAAAGGTCGCTGCTTGTAGGCGTCCCGCATGGCCTTGCGGCGCGCATTGAGGTAGCGGTACGCCACCATGGGGTCGCCAAGGTCTGGGGTGGTCTGCGTCTCGCGGAGCAGCCGGTCCAGGATTCCTTGCAGGCTTGTGAAGTCGGTCAGATCGACCGACCAATCACCCGACACTGCTACGCGAAGCCCTTCGAATAGCGTTGGGGAACAAACATGGTGACCCGCCCGTCAGCGTTGGAGTGGCGCACCTTGACCGCCGCGAGCGTGCGTGGCGGGATCTTGGATGCTTCGGTGAATCGGTCCTCCATACGCCTCCACACCGGCAGGGTGATGGAAAGCAGGTCATGCAGAAGGACATCTAGGAGTTGAGAGTTTCGCAGGATCCGCATGAACAGCGGGTCCACTGGATCTGTTGTTGCGGTGAGTGTTTGCGCGTTCGGGTCGGTATCTACCATCACGTAGCCGTCTTGCGGGCTCAGTAGCGGCAGCTGGACCCACCGGTCACCCTCTTGAATCCAGCATTTGCCTGGCGAGGACACCAAGAACTTCGGGTAGACGGCGATGTCTCCGCGGTTCGGCACACGAATGGCGCCTTCACCCACATCCAGCCCGGGAATGAACTCGTTGAGCAGGTCCTCAATCTTGTCCCACAGGGTGGAGGTTTCGACATCGTTCTGCCACGTCTTGAACTCGGTTCGCTTAGCGAAATAGGGCTGCGTGGCAACGATGTTCATGCTCCAGGTCATGAAGTTGTTGCCGAATGCCACCGGGTCGAGTTCCCACGGGTCTTTGGGCTCTTCAGCGAGCCTGACCCGCAGCCACCGCCACCCATGGGTGCGGGTAAACACCCCTAGATATCCGTCTTCCGTGGCCGACCATGAACCCCACCAGCGTTCCTCGATCATCCGATACCGGAACGGGGTGTCAATGACCCTGCTGCTACTGCCGCTTATCCAGGGGGCAATATCGGGATTCACGTGAACGCCGATGGAAATCATGCGTTTCTTCCAGTCCGTGCGCTCTGGTTCGGCACCGATCTGGTAAGGCCCCTCGGACATGAGAGTTTCGAACGGGGTGTGGAACAACCCGGTGGCGACGGGCGCCATCACAATACCCTCGCGGCCCTTGTGTGAACCCAAGAGGTTCCAGGTGAACCGCTTCTTGTGGATCGGATGAACGACGCCGATGTAGACGATCTTCGTTTCCACGCCTTGCAGATGCGGCGGGAGCTGCGTGAAGTCTTCGCCGGTTTCCGGGCCGTGGATCCAAGGGTTAGACAGAGCCATCTACTACCCCACCGGTCCGGTTCGTGTTCCGAAGTTCTGGCGCCACTGTTGGTTTTGGGCGGATTGCGACTTCTGCATCGCCTGATCGACGCCGGTTCCTACGGGGGCGTTGAAGTTGATGGACTGGTCGACGTTTGCGCCATTTCCGCCCTGTGCGGGACCGGCGCTGCCGCTGGAGAAAGCGGAGCCCATATCGCCGAAGCCGGTGCCTGGGATTTGAGCACCTGCAATGACGGGGTTGATGTCCCCTGGGGCGCCTTGGAGTTGCGCAGCATCCATGCTCCCGAACGGGGCCGGAATGATTGTCTTGATCGCGTCGACGATTCCGCTGCCAGATCCAGTCATGGCAGATCCGGCGATATTGGCGAACAGCGCCCCGCCCTCACCTAGTAGCGGTTTTCCATCCGAGTTATTGCGCAGCCCGCCAAAGAACTTCAGCAGAGTTGAGCCCGCTTGTACCAATCCCCATTGGGTGGGGTCGGAGAATCCTGGCGGCAGAAGGGACTCTTTGAGTCCGCCGATGCCGATGTCAGCGAGGCCCCCGGCATCCGGCATGATTTCAGCTAGTCCTTCGGCGATCTTGGCGTACGGGTTGTTGCCGCCCCCGAATCCACCGCCAGACCCGCTTGAACCGAGGGCATTTCGGTCGTCTTTCGCCTGCTGAAGATCCCGCTTGAGCTTGTCGACCATGTCGCGTTTACGCTGCTTGGTCGTTTCTTTCGCCTTAGGATTGGACTCGAGGTCGGCTAGCTCCTGCTCGGTCACGTCCAGGCGGTTGGACAGATCATTGATACGGTCGTCGGCTTCGCGCACCTGCTTCGGGCTGGCACCCGAGGACCCCGCAGATCCCGATGAGCCCCCGAATCCCAAAGCGGATACCGAACCACCACCTGAGGGAAGGGAGATGCTGCTTGTCGGGAGCCCCACAGCCGCGGCGCCGGCACCCCGGCCCTTGCCTAGCATCACGTGCACGTGATCCATGTGGTTCTGGGTGCTGCTACCCCGGTCGGGCATCTGCTTACCGGAGGTGAGCGAGCCGCCATATCCGTAGCTCTGCTGACGCCAAATGAATCCGTCAAGCCCCAGCGCTGACGCGTTCTTGGCGATGAACGCCGCGACCGCGTCACCCAGCGCCTTGCCTTGGGGCGTGTCCCAGCCGGGGATCATGATGTCGATGGCGTTGCCGGATGAGTGCTCCCCGAAGCCATCTTCAGCCCGTCGGCCGCCAATGTCTTTGATCTGGGGCCACATCTTCATGACCAGTGACCGCAGATAGTCGGCGCCAGGGTTGAGGCCCTGGGCGTATCCGGGGGCACGCATCATGTCGTGCAGATATGCGGCAGATGGCACCCAGCCTGAGTTGAGGGCAGCGACGATGCCCGCGCCGCCGTTCTTCATCCCCTTGGCAGTGACAACACCCTCACCGTTAGACAGCCACGCCAAGATGGAGTCGCTTGTGCCCGTGCCGGCGCCGCGGACCATGCCACCCGCAGCGAAGCCTTGTAGCGACTTACCCCACGAGTTGAGTTTGTCTGCGCCGGGAATCTGGAATCCGAACACCTCGGATGGGATTGCGGCGAGGAACGTTCCTAGGACTTTCAGGGGTGCCTTGATGACCGCTGCGAGACCCGAGAATGCCGAGGTAACAGCGTCTTTAATCGCGCTTGAAGCGCCAGAGATGCCGGACTTGAGCGCGTCCCACCCCTCGGAGAACTTATCCAAGATTGGTGACACGAATCTCCAGGCCGCACTGATAGCGGTCTTGATGCCTTCCCATGCCGGGGAAATCGCGTTATTCCACAGCCACAATGCGCCCTGACCCAGCAGGTCCATTGCGCGCTTCCAGTTCGCGAACAGATCGGAGGCGACCTCCCACGCGAGGCCGATAACTTCCTTGATTCCGTTCCAAGCTGGCTTAATGGCGTTGTTCCACAGCCACATCGCCCCTGTGCCGATGGCGGTGAACGCGGTTTTCAGTGCCGGGAATACGGTGGTGGATAGCCAGCCCCACACCGCCCCGATAACGTTCTTGATGGCGGTCCACGTGGCCTGGACGATGTTTCTGAATGTCTCGTTGCGCTTGTACAGCACCACAATTCCGGCGACCAAACCGGCGATTGCGGCGATTATCAGGCCGATCGGGTTGGCTGTGAGTGCAATATTCAACAGTGCTTGCACGGCAGCCCACGCCTTAGTGGCGACAGTGATGGCGAGCATCACCGTCTTGTAGGCGGCCAAACCGGCCACTAGTGGGATGAGGAAATCTTTGAACCGGACGATCAGGTTGACCGCATCGGATAGTCCGCTCACCAACGACGGACCGACCGCAGACAGGACGTTTCCGAAGGCGGTTGCGATGGTCGACAGAGCTGAACCGATATTCCCCGCGGCTTGGCTCACGGCAGGGTTCTCGAAAGCGTCCTGCATCTTGTTCGTGAATCCGGTCAGTCCATCGCCGATGCTTGACAGGGGGCCTTGGATCTTCTCGAACAACGTGATGGCGAGGGTTTCCGCAGCGTTCTTCAGCCGCTCAATTACGCCAGGTAGGCCCTGATTTTGGGCTGCCGCCAGCTTCGACGCTGAACCTTCCTGGTTCATGGCGTCGCGCATCTTGTCGAATCCTGCTGCGCCGTCCTTGGCCGCCACACCTGCCAGACGTGCGGCATCCGATCCGAACGCGAGGGCGGTGTTCATCGCATACATTTCGGGCGTCATGCGCTTGGATGCGGCCTGCAGCTGCCCGAACAGGGCTTCCATGCCAACGAAGTTGCCCTGCGCATCGAAAGCGCTCACGCCCAGTTCTTGCAGCGCCCCCGAGGCTTGATCACTCGGGGCGGAGAGCTTCAAAAGCGCCGACTTCAACAGGGTTCCAGCGTCGCTACCCTTAATTCCGTTGTTGGCCAACAGTGCGATACTTGCCGCGGTGTCCTCGAGGGACACCCCCGTCTGTCGGGCGACAGAACCGCCAGCCTGAAGAGCGAACGCGACATCGGTTATCTCTGCCGATGATGCATTGGCGGCATTGGACAGCACATCGGCAGCTTTAGAGGCGTAGTCGGCCTTCAATCCGAATGCCTGTAGCGCGTTGGCTTGGATCTCGGCAGCTTGTCCGGCGCTCACCTGTGCGGCGGCGGCTAGTTGCAGGGTGCCCTTGGCCGCGGTTATTGACTCATCCACCGAGAAACCGGCTTTGGCAAGCTCCGTCATGGCCTGCGCCGCATCAGCAGCCGAGGTATTCGACAACGTCATGTCGTTACCGAGGGCCTTGGCGGTGTCGCGGAACCGCTGCATCACGTCTGCCGAAGCACCTGTGACACCCGAGAGGGTGTTCATGGTCTTCTCGAAGTCCAAGCCCTTGGTGACAACCGCTGAAACACCGCTCGTGGCCAGGCTCGCAGCCTTAGTCATCGCATTAGCAGCCAGGTTCCCTACCGCGGTACCCGCAGCAACAATCCCGGTTGTGCGTAGCGCACTGGAGAATGAATCGCCAAACCTGCGCCCCGCAAGTCCGCCTTCACGTCCTGCGGCGTCAGATGAGCCAGAGAGGAGCTTGGATACCTGGTTACGTATCGGCTTGGACGACTTGTCGATCGCGGACTGCGCGTCGGAGGCACGCTTCTGGGCGCGTGCTACCGCATCCAAGTCCTTGGCGAGTTCACTCGCCGCGGCCTGCTGCTTACGCATCGCCGACGCATGCGCTTCCGACAAAGCGGTGAGCTTCGAGCCCTTGGTTCCCGCCTCGCGAGCCTCATTCAGCTTCTCAAGGGCCACCTTGAGCTTGCCCGCGGCGTCAGCTTCTTTGTCGCGAGACTTAGCGACCGTTTCGGAGATCTTTTTAACTTGATCCGCAGCGGTTTTCGCCTCGTCGGCAAGGGCTTTAGCGTATGCGGAGCCGGTCCTCTTTCCCGCGCTGACTGCCTGCTTCTGGACGTTGTCAAAGAGCTTGCTGATGCCCCTGTTGACCCCATCGAACCTGACGGTGGCAGACACATATCCCGATGAAAGTTCAACAGCCATGTGTCACCTCCTAATTTCCGAACAGGTTTCGCAGTTTCTTCTCGCGCCGCTCTTCGCCTGAAAGGCCGAGTAGCTCTTTGACCTTCGAGAGGGGCGCGGCTTTGACTTTCAGGCCGGGGCGTGACTGCTGATCGCCCATATCAGGGCCGATTGGCACCGGACGGTTCCGGTTACGGTGTCCGTCCTTGGTTTTCGCCCACACCAGCCAGCGCAGCGCATTGGCGATAATCGCCAGAAGGCGGGTAGTCAGAGTCCAGCCCGCATACTTCGGGTTCCTGGACTTCCATAGCGCGCTTGTCTCTTCCGGGTGATTGACATACACCCACAGATCGCGCCAGTTGAATTCGTCAGACGGGCAGTCACGTAGGCGTAGCCCGTCTTTGATCAGGTCGTATTCTAGTGCGGTGCCATGCTTCTCGATGAGGTCGAGAAGCGCGACTATTCCCCCACGGTGACCTGTCCGGCCTCCTGCCAGGCGGTGAAAAGGTCTTCCACCTCAGTTAGGGGCAGCTCGTCGAACACAGCAAGATCGGCTTCCGAGACCGCGCCCCACTCAAAGATTTCCCACATACCCTCTTCGGGGTTCTTGCGGTTTCGCCGAATGACACCGGATGGAACGGACCCGAAGGGTTTGAGGTTGATCTTCTTTTCGACGCCTTCGATTTCCACGATGTGGACGTAGGGTGTTGCGTTTTTTGCAGCCATGAGCGCCCTTTCAAGGGGTTTGTGTGCAGCCGTAGCGCTTGGAGAGCGGCGGGGCCGCGCTCGGCTGCAGGGGAATTCGGCCCCGCCGCGTCTATTAGGAGCCCGCGATCCGCCCGTCGTCGGTGTACGTGGTCACGTATTCACCGGTGGACGACTCGAAGACCTTCAGTTCCACCTCGTATTCGATGGTGTCCTTGCTAGCCAAGGTCACATCACCAACAGAGATGACCTGCCCGTCTGCGACGCAGTTGCGGTACTTCGCGGACAGCTCCGAGTCGATGGTGTCGAACACCCACGTCTGGTGGGGCAGCTTCTTGCTGGTCTTGCGGACCTTCACCTGGGTGCCGTGAGTACCGTCAGCGGGGGTGACGGTGACGTTTGAAGCACCGTAGATCGCCTTGAGGACATCGGCATTCAGCGATTCCAGGAGGACGAATTTGAACGAGTGGTTGTACTCGGTCTGCAGCACCTTGACGATGCGGCCACCCATGTCTTTCTTCTCATCGGTGGACCGCTCCGATGTTTCAGTGATACCGTCCTCGCCGACATACCCAAGACCGACGAACGCGGCATCGAGCACTCCGTCGACACTGGTTGGGAGGGTAGTTCCGAGCGGGGCGACGAACGCGGCCCCAGCGGCGGACGGCTCTGCGGCGAAAACGTTGCCGACTTCTTCAGCCATGATGTGCCCCTTTCAGAAGCAGATCGGTGCAGCCGAGCCTTTGAAAGGGTGTATTTAGTTGTAAATTCAGGGATTTGAACGCATTAATACATCGACGGTCATCACGAACCGTCGCGTTTCGCTTTCGATGTCATCGCGGCGGGCAGGTTCCCCTGCGATGTCTACAGCGTGCACTCCGCGGCCCTTGCCGGGGAGTTTGAGGAGCCATTCACGCGTCTGCTCGATCAGGTTGTATGCGTCCAGTTCGTTGGCGCCCCATGAGTAGATGATCAGTCGGCGCCGTGCGAGTACGCGGGCTTTGGTTCCCGAGTATCCGCTAGAGATTGGCGCTGAATCGATTGTGATCAGCTGCGCTGGGCGCGTTTTCGGCACGTCAGTGGACACCCGAACCGGCATGTTTTCGTCCAGCCAGTCCCTGACCACTTGGGCGTGGTAGGCGAACATCAGCCAGCCTCGCCAAAGTTGTGTAGCAGTGCGTCGTGCTTGTGGTCGTACCGGATGGCCTCTGCCGTTGCGGCGATAGCTGTTGCCCGGTAGTCGCGCTTATCCAAAGGATCATCGCCTTCTACCGAGACGCGGAAACCGTCTTCCAGTCCCGCTTCTTGGTTGCAGGCGTCAGCGACCCGCTGCATCATGGGAACGCAGACCTTCTCGACGATTTCCTTCGTCAATTCGCTCTGCGCCTTACGATTCAGCCTGAACTTGGCCACTATCCGGTCACCCTTTTCAGCTCGACGATGATTCCTGGCTTCCAGCCGTGGAATCCGCCTGTTTCGTCGCGTTCACCCACCACCTCGTAGGTTTTCCCATTGATCCCGAATCGGGACATCAGATCAACGGTCATGGGGGGCATGGCTAGATCGACTTCTGCGATATCGCGTGAGGTGTGCCCGTCCGTGTCTTCAGTCCGGTGCGGGGCATACGAGTACGCCTTCAGGTCCACTGTGGGGCCGAATGAGGGAACATCGTTCCCTAGGGAATCCTGAGTGACACCCGTGTATGGGGTGTACGTGACCGGGATCCTGGCCAGTGATTCGAAGGTCACAGGCGGTGGATGATCACATTAGGGACGGGGTAGCGGTAGCTTCTCGCCTCCGCTAGTTCCTCGTCGGTGAACAAGGATGTGTCAGACACCCAGTCGGCAAGACGCTGCCGAAAATCCGCGCCCGCGGTGAGGTCGGTGGACTTCGATTCGGGTGAACCGGGTTCCACCGTGAGGTGGCGCGCGACCATCGCCGCTACCGCATCTATTGCGGCCTGGGGCGGCTCATCTCGGGTGTATTCGACGACAAGGATTTCACCCGTGGCGACAGGGCACCCGTTGCGGGTGACATCAACGTAGTCGCCCTCGATGACACCTTCGAGCGTGTTACCACAGAGGTCGGTGACCGTAACAGTGTCTCCAGACGGGGGGTCCGGTAGATGTACCCGGCCCTCCACCGTGAGTGCACGCACGGTCACCGCCCCTGCGGTCAGGGTTCGTCCGGCCTCCCGCTGAAACCTTCGAGACACCCTCTCCAGCAGGCCCTCGACACGGGCCTGCTGGGAGGCGGTGAGCTCGTTCTCGTCTTCCAGCCCTAGGGCGTGGGCGACGTCAGCGGGAGATGCCAGCACTAGCTGCCGGCCCGGTTGAAGACGAGCACGCCGGGGGCCTGAACGACCTTGCCGCCGTACACATGCAGGCCGCGGATGCGGTCGGCGAACTTGTCCTGTGCGCGCATGCCTTCGACCTCGTCAATCTGAGACACGAACGCTGCGGCACGCTGGTGGAAGAACACGGCCTGCGGCGAGTCAGACTCAGGCAGGTTGTTCGAGGTAACCACACGGAATCCGAGCAGCTTTCCAACAGTGGCGTTGCGCAGACCAGCGGTGTCGCCGGACGAATCGAAGCTGGTGAGCTTCGAATCAGCACCGACCAGCAAGGCTTCGAACTCGGCGTTCACAACCGCGACACGCAGATCGTCGTCAGGAACGTTGGCCTTGTTCATCAGCTTGCGGGCGTCCTTGACGACGTTGAACGCGCCATCTCCCGTGGTGGGGTTGGACGACCATGGCATGCCGGTGGCGTTGGCGACAAGCAGGTTGGCGATGAACTGGTCGGCGTCGGTGGCCAGCGAGTCACCGGCGGCGTCGGTGTACAGCGGCAGCAGGTTTTCGTTCGACTGCGCGTTGTCGATGTCGTCGACGTAGAAGTCGAAGTTCTTCTCCTGATCGATCAGGATGTCGATTCCGGTGTCGCTGATGGCGTCTGCCGACGTGGTGCGGCTAGCCGCCTTGTAGTCCTTGACCGCCGGGGCGACCACACCGGGGATGTGGATGGTGTTGCCCTTGCGGGCTTCACCTTCGTACTTGCGGTCAACGAGGGAGGCGAACACATTCTTGGCCATGTAGCGCTCAAGAATGTAGGACGACCAGATTTCGGGGATGAAATGGGTAACAGCCATCTGACTGGCTCCTTCCTATGCTTACTTCCCCATCAGCTCGTCGAGCTGCCCGCTCTCGCGGGCTTCTCGAATCGCCTTGGGGGACATGTTTTTGAGGTCATCACGGGTCAACTGCTTGGGACCGGTGACTTTCTTGTCTGAAGTAACCTCGGCTGCCGGCGCTGCGGCCGGTGCGGACTTCGACTTGATCGCTTCTTCGAGTCGAGCGTTGAAACGCACCTTCCACCGTTCGGCGGATTCGCGCATCTCTTCTTCGGTGCCGCCCTTGATGTCCTCAGGGTCAACTCCGGTGGTTCTGGCGACCTCTGATCGCAACCGTTCGGTGCGTTCGGTGGTCAGTTCGGCTCGGATCTTGTCGATTTCGGCCCTTGGGTCGAACTCTTTCTTGTCTCCGCCGCTCTTCTCGATGAGCTCACGCCACTTGGTGGCGTCGTCGTAGTTTTCCTTCGCGCGCTTTTCCCAGCGTCGTTCCTCAACGCGGGTGGCGCGAAGTCTGTCCAGCTCTTGCCGTTCCTCAGCGGTCAAACCATCGGTTTTGGCTTCGGATTTCGGCGCCTTGATGGCGTCTACGGTTCCTTCTGGTTCGCCCGGTTCCGTTACGGCTCCCGGCATGTCATTCGGGGTCACATCAGACATGTGAAATTCCTTTGCGTTTCGCATTGGTGGCGCCCGTACGGGCGAACCCCCTACTGGGGGAAGTCTTGTGGAGCAGGTGGCGCTACTTGTGGCGCCATCGCCTCTTCCTTGGCCCGATCCTTTTCGACTTGTGCAATCTGGTCGGGTGAGTACTTGAGGATGTTCCGCGCAATTGAGCCCCACGGCTCCCCTGCTGCCGCCGCTTGTGCTGCGGCAGAGTACTTCTCAGAGAGTGTCACACGGGCTGGCGCCTCGAATGACACCTCAACATTGCCTACGTCTGCGACACCTTCGGTCTCTAGCGCCTTAACGATGATGGCTTCGAGGCCGAGTTTCACTACCGCTAGGCATGCTTCACACTTGAAAATGAAGCCCTTCTCGGTGTTCATCGCGCCTTCCGCCGTCTGATTTGCGCCATCGGGCATCAGCATGGGAAGGGGCGTTTTCGTGGCCGCCGAGAGATGCCGGATGTCTTCTTTCGACGCGGCGAGCATGGGGCTTGCATCGGTTGTGGCAGATTCCCAAATGTCAACACCTGGTGGGAGATCCCACAGCGCTCCGGGGGCTGGTTCAAAGATGGCCGCATAGTCGATGGCGTTGCCTTTGTCATCGACCGCCGGTAGGGGCTTGTCTCCCTCCTTCTTTAGAGCGCGCTGACGGAACGCTTGCATCGCCATCGTCGACAAGCGCTGCAGAACGCCGGAGTTGATGCGGTTGATGAGATCTATATGGGTCTCGAAAACCCCAGCACCGCCCGGGTTGGTGTACACAACCACAGGTGGGGCGCCGTCAGTCTCGATCAGGTCGGTTTCAGGCTCCCAACCGCCCGAGATTCTGGTCATGAGGCGCTTGGAGTTGATGTTTGAATCGCCCTGGAAATCCCGGAGGCTCGGGCTATTGGATTTCGACCAGGGTCTGGTCGGTCCGTTGGGCATCGTAGAACGCGGCTTCGAACTCTGCCGGGGG